AAAGGTGGTTTGCCAAATAAAACACTTAATGTTGCTCTTGCAGGTACGGGTGTTGGTAAAACTTTATTCATGTGTCATCAAGCTGCCGCTGCCTTATCTGATAATAAGAATGTATTGTATATCACAATGGAAATGGCAGAGGAAAGAATTGCTGAAAGAATAGACGCTAACTTATTGAATGTGTCTATGGAAGATTTACATATGTTAAACAAAAAAATGTTTAACGACAAGATTGTACAACTACAAGGCAAAACAACAGGTACAGTTATCATCAAAGAATATCCAACTGCTAGTGCAGGTGCTAATCATTATCGTGCATTAGTAAATGAATTAGCATTAAAGAAAAGTTTTAAGCCAGATATTATATTCATAGACTATATTAATATTTGTGCTTCAAGTAGATTTAAGGCAGGCAGTAATGTAAACAGTTATACTTACATTAAAGCAATCGCTGAAGAATTAAGAGGATTGGCAGTAGAATTAAATGTGCCAATTGTAACGGCAACACAAACCACAAGAACTGGTTTTGTATCCACAGATGTAGGTTTAGAAGATACCTCTGAAAGTTTTGGTTTACCAGCAACAGCAGACTTTATGTTTGCATTGATTAGTAGTGAAGAATTAGAAAAGGCAGGTCAAATGCTTGTCAAACAATTAAAGAACAGATATAACGATCCAACAATGAATAGAAAGTTTATTATTGGCGTTGATAGAAGTAGAATGAAATTGTTTGATATAGAACAATCAGCACAAAATCTAATACAACCAGAGCAACAGGAGAAATATGTCCAACACAACCCTACGAAGGAAGAAACACCGGAACAAAAATACAAGAAGTTCCAAGACTTCCAATACTAGTTATCACTTAGAAGTTAAATCTAAGAGGAAAGGTAGCAAGATAGTATTTGAAGTATGGCAAACAAATAGAATAGGTGAAAGAGGCAGAATACAAACCTTTGCCTTTCGCAAAGACGCCAAACATCTAGCAGACTTTCACAATGAAAATCAACCATGGAAAGTAAATGGTGGTCTTCCTAAGTTTTTCTACGACTAAATAGTAACATAACTATTATGGAGGCATTGATAAAATGTTAAGTTTTAATACATACTCAAACTTATCTGAAGCACGAAGTCGTGGTGAAGAAATGGAAGAACTGATTATTGCAGCTGTCAACAATCAGAAAGAACCTAAATCTAAGTTTGGTATACCTACAGGCGCAGGTAAGAATGTCGCTAAATTTCTCAAAGCAAAAGGTATTAGAGGTAAAGGACAAGTCCTTGGTGCAGATACTATTAATGTAACACCAGAGTGGACTAGTTATTGGCCGGGTGGGTCAGTACCAGGTTCTACTAAAACACCTAAAACAGACTTCACAATAGGAAATAATAAAATCTCCCTTAAATCAGGTAGTGCTGCTCAGTTAATGAGTGGTGGTCGTAATGAGAGTATTGCAACTTTCTATACAGCATTAAAGAGTGTAGAAGGTATGCAGAAAAAAGTTGTTAACAAATTAACAGATATGTTTGAAGGATTGGCACCTGCTTCAGTTGCAGGTAGTGAATTGGGAAAAGAAATTAAAAAAGGTAAAGATAAGGCAGTTATGAAAGCAAACGCTGCTCATAAAGAATTAATGGGTGAACTCAAAGCTATCTTTGCAAAGAACAAAGTCTTTTCAAATGCTTTTGCTTATGAAGCAATGTCTGGTGATACCAAGTTTGGTAAAAAATCTCCAGGTAGTTGTACTCATTTTCTTACAGTATCATTTGATGGTAAGAAAGCACATTTAAAAAAAGTAAGTGATAAAGCATATGTACAGAAAATTGCTGACCAAATGAAAGTGTCAGTAAGGTTTAAATCATCATCACAAAAAGTTGGTGGTAAAAAGACAGGCAAATACAAGTATTGGTCTGCCGTAGGGTTAATAGTTGACAAACTGGAAGAAGAAATGAGACCTATTGAGGGACAATTATTACACGAAGGTGTATTAGATAAACTCAAAGATATCTATGGAAAAGTAAAAGACTTTATAGTTAACTTATTCAAAAAGATAATGGAATATATTTCAAAAGGTTTTAATAATCTAATTGATTTTTTAGATTTAGAACCACAAGTAGATGTTGACCCAACGGTAAGAACAGATGTATAACGATTTATTAGTAGAAGATAAAAACACACACCTAGAACATTTAGAAGATGATATCATCAATAATGGTTCAGAAGGTGGCGACAATGCAATCAACTTCCTAAAAGCAACAGCAGACTTATTATCAGGTAACTCAACTAAAGGTGTAAATGTAACTGTCAAATGGGACGGTGCGCCAGCAATAGTTTGTGGACCTAGTCCTGAAAATGGCAAATTCTTTGTAGGTACAAAATCAGTATTCAACAAAACACCTAAAATAAATTATACAGTACAAGATATTAAAAACAATCACACAGGTGAAGTTGCAAATATTTTACAAGATTGTTTAAGATACCTTTCTACACTAGGTCTCAAAGAGATATTACAAGGTGACTTATTGTATAGACAAGGTACAGTAAAGAAAACAACTTACAAATCATCAAGTGGTAAATCTGAACAGATGTTATCCTTTCAACCTAATACTATTGTTTATATGGTACCAGAAGCGTCTGGTTTAGGTCGTAAAATTAATTCAAGTAAATTAGGTATTATATTTCATACAACTTATAAAGGTAAAACTTTTGATAAGTTAAGTGCCAAGTTTGGTGCTAATGTATCTAAACTAAGAAGAAGTCCAAGTGTCTTCTTTGATGACGCAAGTTATAAAGATGTATCTGGTGTTGCCACAATGACAATTGGCGAAATGCAATCTTTTCAAAAGATATTAAACATGGCAGGTGGGTCATTAAAAAAATCAAAAGAATTATTAAACAAAATTAAAACTGAAACAAATACATTATCAGTAGGTGTACAATTAAAAACATATCTAAACAGTTTCATTAGAGCTGCAACTGATTTACCTAGTACAAAAGAAACAGCAAGTGAGTTTAGAAAGTTTTTCTTAGATAGAACACAAAAAGAAATTGATAGTAAGAAAACTGATAAGGGTAAAGAGAAATATATTATAGTACAAAAAGAAGGACTTAAATTTATTGATAGTCAAAACGAAAAGATATACTTTGCATGTGCTACATATAAGACTTTACAAAGAGCAAAACAAGTTTTAATAGATAAGTTAAACAAAGCAAAATCAATAGGAACATATAAGACAACACCAAAAGGATTACAAGTAACTAATCCAGAAGGTTATGTTGCTGTTGACAAATCAGGCAAAGCAGTTAAGTTAGTTGATAGATTAGAGTTTAGTGTACAAAACTTTACTGCTGCTAAAAATTGGGATAAAAAATAATGGCTAAAAAAGGACTCTGGTATTATATGAACAAGAGAAGAAAAGAGGGTAAACCTAAACGTAAACCAGGCGAAAAAGGATATCCAGGACCAGGTGCATTTGATAGAGCAAAAAGTGAAGACGCTCAAAATCTTGCTATGAAAGATAAAGACGCATACAAAAAAGATAATCAATTAGGCACACCTGAATTAACAAACAAATATAAAAAAGATACACCAGGACAAGAAAATATAAATGTACCTATTAAAGTAGGTGATACTGTCAAAGGTGGTAAGTTTAAAAACAAATCTATCAAAGTTAAAAAGATAGGTAAGAATGATAAAAACGATATAACAATTAATGACAAACCGTTATTAAGAGTAAGACCACAAGTAGAAGGTTTCAAAGAGTTTATAATGAAATACTTAGAACAGGCACCTAATACTGCTGACGCAATGAAAAGACACAAAGCAGGTAAGGCAGGTTTTACAGACAAAGCACATTTGAAAGCAAAAGGTTTAATACCTCGTTCAGATGGAGAAAAAAGAAAGAGTGATAAGTACAAATAATGATTACGTTTAAAGAATTAAATAAAAGGGTACCTAGAAAGAAAGGTCAACCTGCTAATTCTAAAAAACATAGTGACTTATATACAGACGAAAATCCTAAAGGTACAATACACGGTTTAGGATTTAAAGATGTTGCAACGGCAAAAAAGAGTGTTGCTAAAATTAAATCGTCTGGTAAATCTCATGCTCATAAAATTCAGGCAGCGATTGCCATGGAACAAAGAGCAAGAGTTATGGGTAAGACTGCTGAAGCGGCAGTATATAGAAGTTTTATTAACGCAATGAAAAAGAAGACAAAAGAATGATACCATTTATTTTAAAAGAAGGTTTATATGACCCAGGTATATTCAAAGCATTTTTCCTTGCAGGTGGTCCTGGTTCAGGTAAAACATATGTTACAAATAAAGTAATGGGTGGTATGGGACTAAAGAATGTTAATAGTGATAGAGCATTTGAAATAGGTTTAAAAAAGGCAGGTCTATCTTTAAAAATGCCTGAAGATGAGGCAAAGAAAAGAGACCCAATTAGATTGCGTGCCAAAGAATTGACAGGCAAAGCATTAGAGAATTACATACAAGGTCGTTTAGGTCTTGTTGTAGATAGTACAGGTAGAGATTATGAGAGTATAGCAAGACCAGTTTCATTATTAAAACAAATGGGATATGATTGCTATATGGTATTTGTGAATACGAGTTTAGAAGTTGCAATGGTAAGGAATACAGAAAGAGAAAGAACTGTACCACCTGAAATTGTAAAGAATAACTGGAATACTGTACAACAAAATATAGGTAAGTTTCAAAGACTATTTGGTCAACAGAAAATGATTATCATTGATAATAATAAGGCAGACGAAAAAATTATTACCAATGTATATAAACAAGTTGCCAAGTTTGTGAAAAAACCTGTAGATAATCACATTGCAAAACAATGGATTAGAAAAGAAACAGATAAGAGAAAAAGATGAAGACATTAAAAGAGTTACTAAGAAAGAGTGTTGGTAGAAAACAACCAGTTGTATTTGCATTTGGTCGTTTAAACCCACCTACTGTAGGTCATCAAAAGTTGATTGACAAAGTAATTACTATGGCAAAACGAGTGAAAGGTTTGCCTGTTTTGTATGTTAGTGCTTCACAGGATAAAAACAAAAATCCTTTAACAGCAAAACAAAAACTAGATTATTTAAAGAAGATATACCCTCGTGGTATAAAATTAATGCCCGCTACAAACAACGAAAGAACATTTATGGAAATATTAAAGAATAACTTTGATAAAAGATATACTGATGTTTATATGGTTGCAGGTAGTGATAGAGTATTAGAGTTTAAAAAACTAATTAAAAAATACAACGGTAAAGATTACAATTTTGATACCGTTAATGTAGTGAGTGCAGGTGAAAGAGATCCAGACGCTGAAGGTGTGACTGGTATGTCTGCTAGTAAAATGAGAGCACTCGCAAAAGAAAACAATTATAAAGATTTTAGGAGTGGTCTAATGAAGAACACAAAGGAGAAAGACGCAATGAAACTATTTAAAGATTTGAAAAATCAAATGGGTGTAAGAGAAGATATGTTACCACCTAGTGCAAGTAGTGAGAGTGACGAGTTAAATATTATTAGAGAAAATTATCATGCAGGTGACATATTTAATATTAATGAAATGGTTGAAAATTTAAAAGATGGTAGTATAGGTAAGATTATTAAAAGAGGACCTAACTATGTACAATACGAAATGGAAGACGGTGGTGTAAAAAGAGCATGGTTAGATGATATCGTTCCAACTGAGGATACGGTAAATGAAGAATTGGTTAATGAAAATGTTGACCAAAAGAAATTAGTATTACAAAAGAATAGTGATAGACTAGTTTCATTTAAAAGTTTTGATGAAGAAATCAGCGCAGCTTCTAATCAACAAGATGTAAATGTTGATGACGAAGATAAAGCGAGAGAAGATAATGAGAAGAAAGATAAACAAAAGAATAAAGTAAAAACACCTGGACAACCAGATACATTTGATAGTTATACTGATACTCATATTTCAGATGAACAGAAAAGTAATACTAGAAAGTTTAGTCAAATAACACCAGGACAAGATAGAGACTATGAGAAGTTAGTGGCAAAAAGAATGTTCACTAAGTTTGAAGGTGTTGATAGAGTTGCACAGGATCCAGATATTAAAAAGAAAGATGGTACACAACCTAAGAAATACTATTCTGGTTTAAAGAAGTCAACTAAATCTGCTAGAGACGCACACTTTAAAAAAGGTGCAAAAATGGATGACGATAATCCATCAGCATATAAACCGGCACCTGGTGATAGTAAAGGTAAAACTAAACCTAGCACACATACACAAAAATTTAAAAAGATGTTTGGTGAAGTTGATGAAGAAGTATTATCTGCTAATGATATTAGAAATTGGTCATTATTACCAGAAACTATTGATATGTTTAAAGACAAATATCAATCTGATTGGAAAATTGAACTAGACAATACAATTGCTGAAATGATGAAAGATATTGAGATAGATGAAACTGCTACA